TAGTGAACCACTGAGCACCCAAGGGCTTTCTCTAGCCCTTCATTTCTTGGTAGGGTCGGCAAGCTCATTGCATCCTCGCTTTCTCGTTGACGCGCCACTTCCAGTCCCAGTAAGCTAAAGCCGGATTGTGTGCTACGCCAAGGCAACCAGCCCCACGGCAAAACCACATGGGGCGACGGTAGAGTGCCGACATTTCTTTTCTGATACGTGGTTTCATTGCGCACCCGCTTCTTTGATTGCGCCGTCTAACTCGGACTGATCCCTGACAAGTGATGAAGTCAATGCGTTGTCAAAACTCAGCTTCGTAGCTGATCGACGTAGCCAGCGATACCGCGCTGCGTCTGCTGCGAGTGCGTCACGCTCAAGGCTCAGTTCGTGAAAGTCAACTCTCCACTGATTGACTTCAAGAGCGAGTGCATCACGCTCTTTTGTGAGTGCCTCGATCTTGAGTAGCTGAATCATCACGCCACAACGCAATTGCTCAATCCCAAGCTGTTCCAAATCTTCGCGGGCTTGTTCTATTTCTTGTTCTGTCATTTAGTTATCTCCATTACTTGTTTCGGCTTAACGGATTAAGGTGTGTATTCGGCCTCGATGACGTATTCAGAACCTTCCTGCCGGGTGGCAACGGCCTTCCAGTCTGGGAGATTAAGGATGTCGGTCATACGTCACTTCTCACTCTTGAATGCGATTACGTTACGAAGCGCGTTATCTACTCCACCCCGGCCCTTAAAGTCTTGCCACAACTGGTAGTGACCATTGCAATAGTGAATATCTGGGGCAACTTCTGTGGCGTGCTCACTGCATATCGACCTATCGCATGTCTTTCCATCTCCAACAGGATAGTCACAAAGGAACTCTCCCCAGGCTGCACAGTCGGAGCAGTGAGGCCCAAGGTCGCCACACAAAAACATTGTTTGGCCAACATCTTTGCTTTTTTGGGTGGAATAGTCTTCCCATGTCCCCGTGTACCCAATGCTTTGCCATATTTTGAAGTCTGCCTGGCTTGGGGGTTTGATTCGCTCGATGTAGCAAGGCATTATTTACTCCGCTCCACTGCCTTCACCTCCTTCGCCAGTCCCTGCTTTATGTAGTGCAGGATCTGCGCAGCCAGCGTGCGCGTGTTCGCCTCGGCCATCTTGCGCAGCTCACGCTCCACATCGGCAGGCAGCCGCATCGTCATGTAACGATCTTTCACTTTTTCGGTGGTCATCAGTCAGTCCCTCCAGCGTTGGTGATCGCCTCCTCAAACATGTCAGCAGTTGCCCCAGCTCCAGCCAGCTCGATGACCGTGCCACCAGTCAGCAGGCTCACCAGGTCATCCTGGCCAGCCACCTCAATGTCGAATCGGGTCTTGGCGGCGTACTTGATCGCCTGCGCCTGGTTGCTTGCGCGAATCAGGCGGTGCTTGTTGGTCTCCACATCAGTGACCAGGTAAATGCGTGTGCTCATGGGTCTTACTCCGTTAAATTTTCAATGGTTACAAAGGCCTGAATCTGCTTCTTGGCATCCTCAGCACCTTTGCACACTTTAACACAATAACCCACATCTTCTAGGTATTTGATCCAGTCCTTTTGCTCTGGACTGACGCTTCCACCCTTCGTGCGCTTCATCTCCACCCACAACTTCCAGGCAGGAATGAACAGATCAGGCACACCAGAGGAAACGCCCTCGGCCTTCAAGCGGCCAGCGGTGGCAGGGCTTCGCGCACCACCATTCGGGATTGCAAAGATGCGCACGCCTGGCCAAGTCTGGCGAAACCAGCGCACCAGCTCACGCTGCTCCTCATGTTCGGTTGGTATACGGTCAGCGCTCAAAACGGCACCTCTCGCATCCAGCTCGGGCACTCGCCCACCGTGTCGGCAAACTCCTTGGGCGGTTTCATGAAGAACTCCACACACATGCCATCGTTGCCGTAATGCTCACAGGTATGGCAGCAGCGTGGCGGCCCAGCGCGATCCCACTCGCGCCACTGGACCAGGAACTCGGGTTCAGCGTGTCTGCTCATTTCAGCCCCTTCTGCATTGCCTTCACCCAGCACCGGGCGCAATGCCACTTAGCACGCACCTCAACACCGCCTCTAGGCTCGCTTGGCAGTTTGCACAAATCACACACGCGCAGCTTCTGCGCCTTCACCAATTCGTCGATCATCATTCCCAGCTCCGTTTCATCATTCTGTAAAATTTTCCGTCCTTGCGGTACTCGATCAGCTTCGGCGGCGTGGCGTTGTTCATGTTCTGCACCATCTCCACCATCGTCTGCACATTCAGGCTGCCAGGCACAATGCTGGCGCTGTTCGCAATACTCAGCAGCAGGCCCGTCGCCTTCTGGCCAGCATAGCCTTCGTGCATGATCGGCAAGTATTCAGTGATCGGCGCATCACTCAGCCCACCGTAATACGTCACCGCCAACATCTCGATGCCCGAGGCCTTGCTGATGTGCTTGCGCCACCCCCAGCTGCTCACCTCCAGCTCTTTGCCCTCCAGCCCCATAATGTCGTCGTTCCGCAACACCATCGCCTTCTTCACCGGCTCGGGGAATTGCTCACCGCACGACGGGCAGGTCATTACCGAAATATGCACCATCTCCCCACAGTGGTCGCACACCTTCACTGGCGCCTCGCCTTCACCGTCTCCGCTTGCCTTCTTTGGTGGCTGCACGGCAGTGATAGGCCCATGCGTCTCCACCACCCCAGCAAAGTCCAGCACCAGGCAGTGATCGGTGTGGCTCTTGACCCTCATGCCCCTGCCGGCCATCTGCACGTATAGGCTTGCGCTCATCGTCGGGCGCAGCATGGCCACCAGGTCGATGTCGGGATAGTCAAAGCCAGTCGTCAGCACATTGGCGTTGGTCAGGGCACGTAGTCGCCCAGCCTTGAAGTCGGTCAGGATGCGCTCGCGCTCCTTCTTCGGCGTGTCCCCGGTCACACACTCAGCCAACACCCCCTGCTGGCGCAGGGCTTCGGCCACGTGCTGCGCGTGCTGCACACCAGCACAGAAGAACAGCCACGCCTTGCGCTCTCCGGCCAGGGCCACCACCTCGCGCACCACCGCCTGATTCTTGTCGTCCGTGTCCACAGCGGCTTGCAGCTCGGATTCGATGAACTCGCCCCCGCGCTTCTTCACACCAGACACATCCAGCTTGGCCTTGGTGATCTTTGATCGCAGGGTCGACAGATACCCCTTGAACACCAGCTCCTCGATGCTCACAGGCGTCAGCAGGTCATCGAACATCGCAGGCTTGTCGGTTATCAGGCCATGCCCCAAGCGGTACGGCGTCGCAGTCAGGCCAATCACGCGCAGGCTCGGGTTGATCGCCTTCAACTCGGCTAGCAACTTGCGATAACCGCCCTCGTCTTTGTGGTTGACCAAATGGCATTCGTCGATGATCACCAGGTCGATGTGTCCCAACTCCTTCGCCTTGGTGCGCACCGACTGTATGCCAGCAAACGTGATCGGCTCCCCCAAGTCCTTGCGGCCAATGCTCGCGCTGTAGATCCCCATTGGCGCACCTGGCCAGTGCTGGCGCAGCTTCTCAGCGTTCTGCTCGATCAGCTCCTTCACATGGGTCAGCATCAAGACACGGGTCTCGGGCCAGTTCTGCAAGGCATCCTTGCACAGCGCGGCCACAATGTGCGACTTGCCTGAGCCAGTCGGCAGCACCAGGCATGGATTGCCCCGGCCACCGGCCAGGAACCAGACATACAGCTGGTCAATCGTGCGTTGTTGGTAGTCACGCAGGGTAGTCATCCCACAATTCTCCCGCCAAAGTCCTTGCGCATCTCAGCCATGAATGCATCACCGCTGGCGCAGGCATTGGCATTGGCCAGCAACTCCTTAGAGCCATAGACGCCCTCCTGTTCAGGATCACCATTGGCCAGATTCACGCCATTGATCTCGTAAACCGCGGTGAATTCGTCGGGCCCGTCCTTGCGCTTCCACGGCACCAGGTCAGGGTGCAAAACATGACCCTCGCAGCCGGTGCGCTGAGAATCCAGCGGGATCACAGAATCCCACTTCGCGCAGTGCCAGGTCGAGTCCGACAACGGCGTGGCCATGGCGCAGGTTCGGCAGTTCACATGCTTGGTGGTCTTGGACTGGTGGCAGAACTCATGC